CCGAAATCCATGAACTTTTGTGAAGTAGTGTCAAAAAAACCAGTGAAAGCGCTTTCCATGCCGGAAGTGACCTGCTTGGCCATCTCTTCACCGGCTTTAAAAGTTTTTTTCTGTTCTACTAAATATTTTCTTATTCCCTCGATAATGCCGTCCCAGGCCGTGCCGTATTCTTTGGCGCTTTCTCTTAATTCGATTAACTTATCACGCGTTTGGGCAATGGCATTCGTCTGAGCGTACCAACTCGCCGGATCCTTGGTTTTATCGAGCGAGGTCTGATACTCTTCCTGAACGGAAAGTAATTCCTGATTGAGCGTGATTTTTTGCTCGATCGCTTCGCTCTCGGATATCCCGCGCGATTTTTCAAGCATATTGATCTCGGAAAGTCGGCCCTGGATCTCCGCCTCGCGATTGGTATTTAAGACGGCAAGTTGTATTTTCCCTTTTTCTTTTTCAGAAGCCGCGATGATTCGTTGAATCTCCAGTTGATAGACCTCTTCATCCACCAACCCGCCTTTACGCGCAGCATTCAATAATTCCCTTTCTTTCAATGCCCAACTGTCAACTTGTACGAGACGTTTATCTAATTCCGAGGCCTGAGTTTCCGTCATACTTCGCTCGTAATCCGCCAATGCCTTTGAACCTTCTTTTTCGGCTTTTTGAACCAAATCGTTTTCTTTACCGCTTTGCCATAACGTGATTAATCCCTTGGCCCCGGAAATCTTGCCGAATTTATTTTTCAACTCATCCGCTTTTTTCTCGATTTCACCGACGCTCTTGGCAAAATCGCTCAACCCGGAAGTGGATATATCGCCTTCCAAACCGATCTTGGTTTGCGTCCAACTCTCGGACAAAGCTTTAATTTTATTTTCCATGTTGGATTTATCGATTATGGCTTGCCATGCATCCGTGGCTTTTTTAGCTTGTTTATCGCCGGTGAACAAATGTCTTTGAGCATAATCACCGGCATCACCTAAGTCGATTAAGGCTCGTTTGGTTGCCTCATATTCTTCTTTTGATTTGGCGGGTCTTCCTAATTTTTCAAATACTTGTTCGTTCATGGCTTGTGTTTTTGCCATTTTGGTCCAGGCTTCATCAAATATTTGTGAAAAAAATTTGCTTATTGCAGATCCGGCATTTTTACAAGTTGCTGAAAATGTCTGAATCCTTTCAGTATTGTTGGATATAACTCCGCCAAATTGTTCATGATGTTTTACGGTATTCGCCACAACAATATCCAATAAATTAACGCCGTCGGCACCGGTACGAATGGCTTTATCATAAAGAAGCATTTGCTCTTTGGTTACTAAACCCATACCCTGCAATGCACGTGGATATTTATTGGCGACTGCATCTACAATTTCATCAAAAGCGGTAGTTATGTCTTTACCGGATGTGCGGACGGCCACTCTTGCGGCCTCGGCGATTTGTATAAGATCATTGCCTTTTAATCCTTGGGTAATGCCTTTAACTGCTTTTTGCATCAAATCCGAATCTTCAATAGTCCCGGCCGAAGCCTTTGTCATGGCCGCCAAAATTTTATCCGCGCTTTCCCCGGCCGAAGCTTCGACACTTCTAAATGCTTCTTCTATTTGTTCTTCCTTGGCTCCGATCTTAAATTGTTCAAAAGCTTTTCCTATTACGTTCCAAGCCATTTGAATGCCCGTGCTCATGGCGCTAAATTGCACCGCCACCTTGGTGATCGACCCGCCCAACCAACCTAAATTTTTATCGATCGACGCGATCGCCGACCCGGTCTTGTCGATCGCCTGGATTATGATTTGGATGTCCCTATCACTCATGATTAAAACCTCTCACCACGGAACACACGGAATACACGGAAGAAGAAATCTATATATAAAAACATAAAGACATAAAGGTTTTGAAAACATAAAAAATTCTTCTCTTTTTCTTTTTCCGTGTGGTCCGTGTGTTCCGTGGTTAATTTTCCCGTGTTCCGAATTCTTTTGAACACGTATCACAATGATCCTTCTTCGCCTTCTTACACGCCCTACAAAACTTCTGCTCATTCGATTCGACTTCTTTGCCTAACCCCAGAAACGCCAGCACCCCTTCCCTAAACAAAATCTCGCGCGTGCGCCATTTCAGGAAGGGTTTGCATTCGTCGAAGGTGAATCCCCATTCGATGGCGTCTCTTTTGGTAATGTCTCCGCCGCAGAGGATGACGAGGAGTTCGTCAAACCCGTCTTCGCTATCCCCTTGCCGATTCCCTCCAGCATCGCGTTGAACCCTTCCAAAATGGATGCTATCGGGTTGCAGACGAAAAAATCGTTGATGACCTGCATGGCAAGTTCCAGATCCATGCCGTCTTCCAATTCACTCGCCAATTCGAGCACATTCTTATTCCGTAGGGGCTCAAATCCGGAGAGATTCTCATCTCTCCGCGGAGCCTCTACCGAGACCGGAATCAATACGATCGCCAATGCCTCCGACAATCGCTCCCCGATGCTCGTGATAAAATCCATGGTCGTCACGCTTCCGGCGAATTTGACTTCTTTTAAAAGCTTCTGTAACTGCTTGACCTGCCCCAGCACCAACTTCTTCTGCACATACGTTTTCCCATTGATCTCGTATTTGTATTGCTCCATAAATTCCCCTCTTGTTTTTAAAATATAAAAAAATTCTTTCTCTGCGTCCCTTTGCGTCCTTTGCGGTGAATCTTTCTTAGAACGTGGCAATGGGCGACAACAACACCATCCTGCACGCATTCGCGTCCGCGTCATTGTCGTAATACGCCACAAACGACAACTTCGTGGTCAACCCGGTCGGACCCGGAATGACCGGGCTCTTGGGCTTGAAAATCACCTCGTCGAAATAGATCGACAACTTCTCGTTGCCCGCCGATGCCCCGGTGCCCGCGCCCTTGGTGAAATGCAGTTCCAGGGCCGTCTCGGTGTGCCCGATCGCCTTGGTGTAGAGCGCCACGTCGTCGAACAAAACCGTGAGCGAACCTTCCACCACGCCCGCGCCCTCGGGCAACGAATAGCGCTGGCTCGTGCCGTCGATCACGTAAGTGTTGCCGTCCAGGCCGTTATTCAACGTGAAATTGAAATCCGTGACCGTGCCGAGTGTCGCCGTGGCTTCCTTGATGCTGGCTTCGACCCCGTCGAACGGCGTATGCCCATTGTCCGTGGCCGTGGCGTCCATGGTGGCCGCCCCGACCGTTTCCTTGGCGCCCATAAGCGAAACCCCCGCCTCGATAATCCCGTCCGGCTTGACCCCGACCTTGAAGGAATTTATTTTGCAGCCGTTATAAAGAAAGTATTTGGGCACCGCTAGGTCCGTGAATTGCTTTTCCAGGCACAACCCCACCGGCAGCGTCCCGATCTTGTAAGTATGCGTATAAGGCGCCCCGGCCCCCACCACGCCGTACGAACCGAAAATATGCTTGCCCATGCGCCCTATATTTTGCGGCGAAAGTTCGAAGTTAATGTCGCCCGCCACGCTCATATTGCCGCGCCCCGGCATTTGCGGCTGGCGGGACGAACGAATGGTTTTTGAAATCGAAAACGACCGGTCGAGCGAAATCGACTCGCTTACGAACGGGAACACCATCGCGTCCGGAGTCGGGTTTGTTTTATAGACCGTTTCCGTGTCGATAATGATTATGCTTGCGGAACCGCGTTGTTGAGCCATCTTTAAACCTCCTTATTCTCGCGCCAAGCCGCCAAGGCGCAAAGGGTTTTTAAAAATTATTAAATGATTTTCTTTTCTTTGCGTCTTTGCGTCTCTGCGCGAGTTTCTTCTTCTTTCTCTTCCCATACCTTGACGCGCCCTTTGCGCAACAACTCCTTCGCCAGATTATCCGGCACTTCCTTGGGTTCGTTGATTCTCAATTCTCCCGCATCGCTGAACCCCATAACCGGCATGCCTTCGTCGTAATATACTTTCATATCCGCCTCCTATTATTTCATCGTAGGGGCGGGTTTTAAACCCGTCCTACATTTTAAATACGTTCAACCACCGTCAAATTCAACTGCGCCGTGTGAAACGTCCTATTGGCGTGTTCGTCCACGTCCACTTCCTGCACATCCAAAGGCTCGCTGCTTTGCGCCGTGCCGTTCAGGGTCGGTTTGTCTTTGAACGCCGTGAAAATCGCTTCCACCAAGGCCTGAAAAGTACTCTCCGAATCGGTCAGGTCGTCGATCTCGTAAAGCCCGCTGATGATAAACAAATGCGTCCGTTCGATACCGTTATTGCCCAGACCGATCACGATCCGTTTCGCTCCCGTGCTTTGGCGGTGGATCATCCACCCGTTTATTTTCCCGGCCGACGTCATGAGCGTTAAAAACTCCGCCATGGACCGCGAGAACCGCTCGCGGTTATGCACCACCCCGATCCCGCTCACCGCTTCGAGGATCACTTTTATTTGGGCTTTGATTAATGCTTCACTCATCCGGCCAATTCCTTTTTTCCGTGCCCGTGACATATCGGGCAATACTTCGATAAATTTTCACTTGTATGTTGCGCCTAATCTTCGCTTCTTCCGCTACAAATACCGGCTTGATAACCGGCCGCGGCGGGATCACAATTTCACTCTTCCCCTTTGCCAAGGGCATACCCATGGCGAATGCCAAACGCCGCATGCGCGCGGTGATCGGCATCCGGTATCCGCCGGCCTGATGCCGCATATACTCCTCTAATTTAGGGTTATCTATGAACCCTATGCGCACCGATTGGTTGTCCTTATTATATTTATAGCGTACTGCTTGGGCCATTCTCAGCATGGCGTTCTTGGTGGGTGTCCCCACCCAGGCCTGTCGAAAGATTCGCTTTCTTTGTCTTTGGCCTTTTTCGCCCTTCCAGCCCAACTTCCAGTTTTTGACAAAATATTTTTCCCAAGTCGATTTACGCCCCTTGCGAAAATCCCCCGTATGCGGATTTTGTTTCGGCCATTCGCCATGCAAGCCGCCGCGTTCGATGGATAATTTTATAAGTTTTTTTAAACGATTCCCCTCGGAACTAAACGCGGACTTCACGGCCCGATCCGCAAATTGCGGAAATTTACGAAATAGATCGACACACTCTTTCATGCCGATCTCCCCGCGTTCTTTATCAAAATGCAGTTCGATCACCGTCACTACGCTCCGTGATTAAAGATTGCAGATTCATAAAATTCTTAAAATTCTTAATTTCTTAATCTTCAATCTGCAATTTTATAAATCTTCAATCTGCTTTATCTCTTTTTGGAGATAAAGCAAATCCATTCGAGTCCGCTCGCGCTCTTATGCGCATCGATGATCATCCAATTCCCGGACCCGATCACGATCGTCTCGCCCACCGCAATGCTTGCCAGGCCCCAAGCGCCCTGGGCCTGGATGCGCGCGGTGGCATCCACCGCCAAGGCGTCCGCGCCCTGGTAACTGTCGTCCCGGCCGTACTTGATCAAAGCCGAAACGGGCGTCTCCACCCCGGCCACCGTCTTATGCGTCACCGCCGTCGCAAACCCCGCGTTCGCGTAAAAATCCGCCAAATCCGCTATCGTATCCGCCTGAAAGGTCATAAGATTTATCTCGCGCCAAGACGCCAAGGCGCCAAGGTTTAAAAATTATAATTATTTCTTCTTTGCGTCTCTGCGTCTCTGCGCGAGTCTCCTCTTCCTTTTAGTCCATTTGATAGTACTCGACCGCCACCGTGAACCGCCCGGCGGTCAAAGCCGCCACCGTCACCGTCAACGTCAAATACGTTCCGGCCGCGGTCGTGCATAAAATGGCATTCCCGCTGGTCCCGTCCGGCACGCCGTCGATTATCGCGTTCGCAACCCATGCATCCAGCACCGCGGCTGAATAAATATCGTTGGCCGCTTTGAGGTGCAAAGCCACTTGCGCCGCCCCGCCCGAAGTCAATGCCCTATTGACCCGGATCATGGCATCCGTCACCACCGCATCGCTCGGCAAAGGTTGCCCGCGCAAGGTAATGGCGCTCACCGCGCCGCCCTCTTTGGCAAAGTCGTATTCGAAATACGCCACTTTTTTCTTGTTCTCTAATCCGTGAAGTCCCATGTTTTTTCTCCTTCGTCGAAAAAAGATTAAAAATTTATAAGATTTATAAGATTCATAAGATTCAAATCTGTAGTCTTCAATCTTTAATCTTACGAATCTTCAATCTTGAATCGTTTTCCTACGCCCCGTCATTGCTCGCCAATGCCTTCCAGTCCATGGCTTTGGCCCCGGCATCGATGCGCACCTTGAATTCGACACCGTCAACCGTAAAACCTTGCCGGCTTTCCAAATAAGGCACTTGAACGCCGTTCAGGAAAAAAACCTTGATGGTTTTGCCCTTAGGACCGGCGCCGTACCAGCAAGTCGCGCTCGCGGCATCCAGACGCGGTTCGTAAACCCGCGTGAACTTGGTCCCGGCGTAGGGGTTGGACCTGGTGGCGGCTTCATTGGTGGTCGCAAAATGAGTGGAGCCGAAGAACACTTCCGCTTTGCCCTCAATGGCTTTGGGTCCGATAATGTAATTCAACGGAATATTCAGGTTTTGCAATCCTTG